ACCTGCCTTCATTCTAGCAACTAAATTATCTCGGTCATAACTGCGTTTATCTGGTGGTATAAATAACATTTCTAATACTAATTTTTCTGGTATGTTTTCATATACACCTCTATATTTTTTTAACTGCTCTTTAGATACGCTGTAACAATCTTTTCTGTATTGTTTTTTTGCTGCTGCCAACTTTGCCCAATGCAATCTTTTGTTTGGTGACAGATCCGATGGTGGCCAACCTAGTACTATTTCAATCATCTTCTTGCTCCAACTCGTTAATGCGTTTTTTTATTGCATCAAACCTAACTATATATTCTTTTGTTGGTAAATTGTGAAACCAAAATTTTGTTTCTAGTTCTGCTAATTGCTGCTTGTAATTTGCAATTTGCATAATGTTTTGTTGTTTGGCAGTTAACTCAGGTTTTTTAAATACTACTAATTTTTCTGGATTGCTTGGATTAAACCACACATCACCTCTGTGTAATTTGTTTTCGTTTGTCATTAAGATTTGCTCCATAGTTTAATTAATAATTCTAATTCACGAATGCGTGCTAAAGCTTTTGCAGTTTTTTCTTCAGTTTGTTTAATGCGTGTCATAGCTGCTGCTATTTTTTGTTCTGTTGTCATAAATTTTTTCTGTAGGAATCCCAATCAAAACCAATCATCTTACCTCCGTTCTCACGCAACCTGTCAGTTACACGCTCGCCAAGATAATCTGCTAATTGTTCTCTTGGAATGTTTGATAATAAAATAGATGGTTTAAGTTTTTCATAGCGTTCATTTAGTACATCAAACAACAATTGTTTTTCAAACTCTGACCCAAACTGTACCCCAACTTCATCCAGTATCAATAAATCTGGTGATGCAAATGCATTGATCACTTCGCTTTCTGATTCTTCTTTTGTTCTCCAACTATCTTTAACTCTACGAATTAGACGTTGTACGGTGACAAATACTGGTGACCGTTGTTGTTGCATAATGCTCAACGCAATGCCTATTGCCAAATGGGTTTTGCCAGTTCCCGGTTTGCCAACAAAGATTGCAGAACGTCCTGTTTTTATTACTTGGTCAAAGTTTTCTGCATACTCTTTTGCAAAAGCTAATGCCTTCTGTTGACCACTTGTCTTTGCTACATAGCTATCTAGCGTCCGATCTTTAAATCGTTCTGGTATA